AATTTATGGCAGGCAAGTACGACGGCGTGGATTGAGCCGGGCGTATTCGAGGCGTTAGCAACCGATCAACCAGCGCCACCGGGTGGGGTGTTAGCAATTGAAATAGCCGTAGACGAAAGCACGTATACCGCCGTGCGCGCCGTCCAAGTAGGCAACAAAACACACGTAAAAATAGCGTTTGTGGCGCGAACCATTGCCGAACTATGGGCCAAAGTAGAAACCGAAATAACGCTAAACCCAAACTTACGGCTTGCCATTGTGCCAGCGCTAGAAAACCATTGCCCGCCACAATATGAACGCCGACGCACAATCGTTGGTTACAAAGAATTGTTGAAATGGACTAGCGCCGTTAGGGCCATGATCTTAGAAAACCGCATAACCCACAACAACGAAAACTTGTTAAACAGTCATGTAAACCGCGCCGTTTTAATCAAACACCAAGGCAGCGTTGCGGTATCTAGTACTCGATCACCCGGGCCTATTGAAGCATGCCGTTGCATGATTTGGGCAGCAGCTTTAGCGTCACGTCCACAACTAATTGGCAAACCCGTAATTGTTAGCGGTTTACAGTAAAGTTGAAACGGCACTAGTTGGCTCGCTTTCCGTCGGGGATTGTCGGCGCTGGCTAGTGCCACCAAAACCCAGCAGATTGTGACACAATAAAAACATGGGCATTTTTACCAACAAACCCGAACCAGCAAAAACCGTTAAAGCCGCCGCCGGTGGCAACGCTGGCGCGTCGCAAATAAATAACTTTTATGCCTATGTCGAGGGCGATCAACGCGCCCGCTTTATGCAAGTACCAACGTTAAGCCGTGCGCGCGATCTCATGGCAAGCGTTATTGGTTGTTTGCCGTTGGTCATGTACAAAGAAATGTGGAACGGCGACGAAATGGAACGCGTACCCGAGGCGCCGCGTAGTTGGTTGCGTCGCATTGACAAAGGCGTAACAAATAACTTCATACTTTCATGGACTTTTGACGACTTGCTGTTTTACGGTTCGGCCTACTGGTTTGTTACTGAACGTAGCGCTGACGGCTACCCAATGAATTTCACGCGTCTACCAGCTGCAATGATTACCCTGCAAGATCAGCAGTCATCGGTCAGGTTCGGCCCATCAAAACAAATTTTGTTCAACGGTTTACCAATTGACTACAAAGACGTAATCCAATTTATGTCACCGGTACAAGGTTTGATTTACACCGGTTATACGTCAATTAACACCGCGCTTAAGTTGGAACAGGCCCGTAACCGCAATTCGCTTTCAACCATGCCAGCCACCACTTTGCGGCAGGTGGGCGGCGAGCCAATGAGCGCGCAAGAACTTAGCGACATGGCAGCGGCCTACGATCACGCGAGATTGAATTCAGCGACGTGCGCGGTAAACGAATTTGTAGAGGTAATTCCAAACACCGCAACACCCGACAAAATGCTTTTAATTGACGCGGCAGAGTACCAAAGTAAAGAGATCGCAAGGCTCGCAAACGTCCCCGCGTACCTCGTTTCCGTGAGCATTGGAAATTACAGTTACGTTTCATCGTCGGAAGCGTCGCGCGACCTTTACACGTTCGGCGTAAAACCGTACATAGATTGCATACAAGAAACACTTAGCGCGGATAACGTCCTACCGCGTGGCACTGGTGTTATGTTTGACATTGAAAGTTATTTAGCAAACGAATACAACACCGAGGTTTACGTTGAGGAAACGCCCGAGGAAATGAGGCAAGCAAATGCTTAGGTTGACCCCACAAGAATTAAATTTAGACGCCGCAAAAGGTGACGCGCTGCCACGTCGCACCCTTGCTGGCGTCGCACTCGAATACAACGTTGACGCCGTAGTTTCTGACGGCCAAATGGTTAGGTTTTTGCCCGGCTCGCTACCGCTTGAAGGTAAAAAGCCAAAAATGTACCTTTACCATGACAGCACCCAGCCAATCGGCGTCGTTACCGAACGAACCGAAGTAGGCAACTTTGTTATGTTTGAAGCCAAAATTAGCGAAACCGTTTTAGGCAACGAAAGTTTGCAGCTAGCAAAAGACGGCGTTTTAGACAGCCTTTCGGTAGGTGTGGAACCAATTGAATTTAGTTTTGACGAAGCCGGAACCATGATCGTTAGCAAAGCGAATTGGCAGGAATTGTCGCTTTTGCCCTATGGCGCATTTGAAGCGGCCAAGGTAGAACGCGTCGCTGCCAGTATCCACCAAAACGAACCCGAAATAGAGTTAAATAATGAACAAGACCAAGAAAAGGAAGTAACCGAAATGTCAAACGAAATTGAAGCACCAGCAGTAATTGAAGCGTCAGCCGTGCAACCGATTTACGCACAGGCCCGCAAGTTGCGCTTGCCATCACCTAGCGAATACATCGCTTCATTTGTGCGCGGTGGTGCAGACTTTGCACAACTAAACGCAAACATTAACAGCGCAATGGTGCAAGCTGCACCGGGCGTTGCGCCCGATATCAATACTGAATCGACACCTGGCATTTTGCCGGAAATTATTACCGGCAGCGTATATGATTCGCTTAACCCGGTGCGCCCTTTCGTGTCGGCAATTGGTACACGTGCCATGCCACAGAGTGGTGCGACATTCCGTCGTCCAAAAATCGGGACAAGGCCAGTAGTAACCCAGCAGCCAACAGGCCAGTTGACAGCGCTTGACCCGTCAACCGTCACCGTTACAAACAACGACATTTCAAAATTGACTTTTGGAACGTACGTCACTTTGTCGGAACAAGACCTCGACTGGACAGACCCAAATTCGCTCAACATCGTCATCAATCAGTTGGCTATCGCCTACGGACAGGCCACGGACAACTACGCAGTTGACACCATGGTTAGCGGTGTAACACAAACCGAAACCGTTGTTGACTTGTCATCGCCAGCCGACTTCATTGAAGCGATCTACGGCGCTGCATACCAAATCAGCAACAGCAGCAACTACCTACCAACCCATTACTTCGTCAGTCCAATCACATGGGCAAAATTGGGCATGCTCACCACGTCAACCGGCCAACCAGTATTCCCATACGTTGGCGCGCCAAACCTCATTGGTCAAAACGCGTTCGGCAACTCGGCTGCAACATCATGGAACGGCAACCCATTGGGTCTCGTCCTCGTTGTTGACAAGAACATGGCTGGCGGAACCGGTGCAGGCGATTTGCAAGGTGTCGTAGGACATGCAGCAGGCGCAGCAGCAGGCTTCGAATTCTACGAACAGCAAAAGGGCGCAATTTCAATTGACGTACCAAGCACACTTGGCCGAACGATTGCTTTCCGTGGCTACGCAGCCGCGTTTATGGCAGACGCAACCAAGTTTGTAAAACTTCTTAAGTCATAATTTCCGAAAGGTAGGCCGTCATGGCCGTCTATTCGGTCTCACAAAAGTACATAGTTGACAACTACGCGGTTGTCGTACTACTTACAAACGCAGACCCGTTAGAGGTTGGTCAGTCTTTTACCCTTGCGGGTGTAGACGCAACCTTTAACGGTTCTTACACAGTCCATGCGCTACCACCGTTTCGGTTTTTAGGCGTTGACGAATACGGGTTCTTTTTGTATGACCCCGAGCAACCAATCCAACATCAAGTGTTGTTTGCTAAGACCGCGGACAATGTCATTATTAGCCCGGCTACTGGCACCCTTACAACAACACCTACTTGCACGTGGATAACCACCGATAGCCAAGTCGAGGATTGGTTAGGAATAGGAACAGCAACCGCAGCAGACCAAACGTTTATTACCCAATGCCGTTTGGCTGCCAACGAATTTTGCTACCGACGAAGGCTTGAAGCAGGCTACAAAGACAGCCTTACCACGGTGCCTAACGCGTCAGTAACCTTGGGCACGGTGGCTTATGCTGGGTTTTTGTACCGTCAACGCGGTGCAGTAACCGACTTTGCAGGCTTTGACGGTTTAGCAGCTGGCGGGTCTATGGGCCTTAGCCCGATGATTAAACAATTGTTGGGCATTGACAGGCCCGCGGTGTTTTAATGCCTGTTGCATACACCGACCTATTTAACGAGGCCTTAGACGACCTTACAGCCACGTTACAGACCGTTACAGGGTTGCAGGTAGTCAATGACCCGCGCAACATTGTGCCGCCATGCGCTTTTATTGACGCCCCATCGTTTGAAGCGTTTAACTACAACATAGTAAAGATCACGTTTCCCGTGCGCCTAATTACCCTTGGCCCGGGCAACCTTGACGCGCAACGTTCGCTAATGAATATGGCTGCCAAAGTTTTAGGCAAAAACGTTGCGGTAACCAGCGGGCGCCCAACTATTGCCATAATCGGCGGTAGCGAATTAGCCGCGTATGATCTCACTATTGAAATGCAAGCCCAATCGGGTTAAGGGGTCACATGTACTACATTATAAAAAGCGCTCGAATAGGTGAACTTGGCACCGAGTACCAACCGAAGCCCGGCACAAACATACCAGCCCTTTTATGGGGCGGTTTTATTGCCGAAGTAAACGACCAGCAACCCGACGAAGTATCCACACCAGCACCTAAAAAAAGTGCTAAAAATAAGAAAGCAACGAAAGAGAGTTAAACACCATGGCAACTAGCACCTACTTAGCAACACCGGGCGTTTCGGTAAACAGCGTTTCCCTAACTGACCAATGCACCGCAGCTGTATTTACGCACCGTTTTGACCAGTTGGAATACACCACGTTTGGTCAGACTGCGCGCCAGTACCAAGCAGGATTGGGCAACCACGAAGTTACCCTTACCCTCTACCAGTCCTACGCAGCAACCGAGACCTACGCAACGTTGGCCGCACTTGTTGGAAACGACGACATTACTGTTGTAGTCGACGCTGCAGGGGAACTCTTTACGTTACAAAATTGCGCATTGCTTGAAATGCCGGTCGTGAACGCGGCCTTGGGCGAGCTTTCGACAATTGATATTACTTTTGTCGGGGGACAGTACTCCGTAGCATAATTAGCGCCGAACAATCGGCCCGACACGAAAGAAGGCACACATGCAATTAACCCTTGAAGTAACCAACCACGAAGGCACGTACCAAGTAAGTACAAACCTTTTTACCATTGTGTTATGGGAACGACGCTTTAAACGCAAAGCAGCCGACATGGCAAACGGTATTGGCGTTGAGGACTTGTTGTTTTTGGCTTGGGAAGCAAGCAAGCAAGCAAAAATTGTTGTGCCGTCAGAATTCGACACGTATTGCAAACAAGTAACCAACATTGAGGTAACCGCGCAAGAGGCCCCAAACCCTACCCAAGCGGCACCTACCGCCGGCAATTAGCCGAACTGTTAGTTGCAACAGGGTGGGCGCCGCATTGGTATTCGCAAGTATTTGACGCGCAAGACTTAGCAACGGTGGCTAAAGTTTTGGGGGAAAGAAACAAAAGGTAACCCCATGGCGCAACCAGTTTTACAGGTAAAAGGTATTCAAGAAACCTTGGCGCTATTGAACAAAATAGACCCGTCCTACCGTCGCAAGATCACTACCCGCATTAAGCGAAGCGGTGAAATAATCCTTAGCGAAGCCCGCAGCATGG